CTACCCATTGCAAGCGCTAATTTGCAAAAAACTGGCGTCCGGTAAACTTTTTTGTTATCCTGCGCCTGTTAGCGGCTTCCACCCTGTCGCTGAGAGCTTTCTCCAGAGCTCACCCCGCGGCTATATCCTCCCAGATGGCCGCGGGGTTACTTTGAAGCATTTTTACTGTATTATGGGGGGAACGGATAAAGGCGGGGGGAAACATGCCCGGAAGTGACTTCAGAAACTTAATGGCGCAGAGCGAGAGCAGCGGCAATTATGGCATCCTAACTGACGCTGGCGGCGGCGACATGGTTGCCGGCGCGTACCAGTTCGGCGACGACCGCCTCGAAGACTTTATGAAGGACACGGGCGAGAAGTTCACCCGAGAAGACTTCCTCGCCAACCCATCGCTGCAAGAGCGCGTGATGAACTGGCACGAGCAGGACGTCGTGGACTACGCCATGGAGAATGGCTTGGATCGCTTCTTCGGCCAGGAGATCAAGGGCGTGCCGGTGGATATGTCGGCCGTCGTCGGCATGGCCCACATCGGCGGACGCAAGGGGATGCGCGACTTCCTCGAGAGCGGCGGCGAGCTGGACAAAAAGGACAAGTTCGGCACGTTTATTTCGGACTACGGCAGGAAGTTCTCCGGCCAGAGCCTGTACAATGAGACGCCAACCCGTCCGCGGATGCGGCCGCAGGGCTTACTGCCGCCCGAGACGTCACCGCGGCCAATGGCCCGCCCAGCAGGACTTCTAGGCTAATGGCAGGTTACGAGCAATACATCCCGCCCGGCCTGCGCGGCCCACTCCGCGACATATTCGGCATGGCCCGCGTGACGGGAGAGGGCGGCGCCGGCCTCCTTCGCGCCGTCCAGCAAGATCCGCTGGCAGTCAACCAGGCAATCGGCGAGAGCATGATCGGCGGCATCCGGTCCATGGCCACCGACCCGGTCGGCACCGTGCGGGGCGTCGTGAGCGACACCGCCGGCACCGTGCAGCGCGCTTTGACGAATACGGCGGCGGACTACCTGCCGGAAGGCGTAACGCTGGCCACCGCGACGCCGGATCAGATCAAGACGGCCAACGACGCGCGCTACGCTGACCTTGCGTCAACCGCTGCGATGGCAGTTCCTGGCACTAAGGCGTTGAAAGCAGGCGCAAAAGCGGCTGGCTCTGCTTTGGGTCAAAGGTCTCTCGGAAATCAGGCCGCATCTGCGTATATGATAGGCCAGAAACTTGAGGACGTTCAGGGATACAAGGGCGCCACTGGGAAGCCTAGTAAAGTCAAAATGCCTTCAGGGGAGAGCTATGACGCGCGCCCTGTGAGTCAAATTGAAGAGGCTGCAAAGTCTTACATGAAATCCCAGAACATGGACGTCTCTGGGTTTGCTGAGTATCCGCCATTCAGCGAGCAGCGCGCGAGGCTTATTGCCGCCGCTTACGATATGATGGAGCACAACCCCACCGGCCCTGCGGTTAAGCGGGCTTATGACGCCATGATTGAGGAGACGATGGGTCAGTACCGGGCGTTGAAGGACGCCGGTGTTGAGTTTAAGTTTTTGAAGGAAGGCATGGACGACCCTTACGCGGCATCTCCAGCCATGGGCTATCAGGACATTGTCGAAAACGGCAAGCTGTGGGTTTTCCCAACTGACTTCGGGTTTGGCACAAGCACATCCTTCGATGCGGCTGAAAACCCCTTGCTCAAAAGCGTCGGTAAGGTCGGAGATAAGAGCGACGCCGTGGCCAACGACGCATTCAGAGCCGTGCATGATGCTTTCGGGCATTTTGGCTCTGGCAATCCGTTCTTTAGGCGTCAAGGCGAGGAGCGGGCCTTTCTGGAGCACTCTCGGATGTATTCGCCTGACGCTATAGGCGCAATGACGTCTGAGACTAGGGGCCAGAACAGCTGGCTTAACTCTGGGCCGTTTGGGATGTCCAACAGAACCGCGAACACCTCTGACACCGTTTTTGCAGATCAAAAATCTGGGCTCATGCCGTCTTGGACTAGCGAGCCGGCCGGGATGCCAGATCCAGATGAAACGCGATCACTTCTAAGGTATATTGAGAACCAAAAATGGCAAAAATAGCGGGTGGCTTGGGTCACAGGCCGACAGCAAATCTGGCAGACTTAGAAGACGAGTTGGAGCGCAAGGCGCAACAAGATGCGCGCGAGTTTGAGAAGGCGAAAAAAAATGGACTATGAGATAAACGAAATGGCCTCCGAGCTCGAGGCTGAACTGAACCCAGACGTCATGGACGACCAGGAGTTGCAGAGCATCGTCGGTAAAGAGATCGATGACGCCATCGACTTCATTGACAACTGGGTCTCCCCGGTGCGCGCCACGGCGACGCAATACTACCGCGGCGAGCCTTTTGGCGACGAGGAAGAGGGCCGCAGCCAAGTGGTGAGCATGGACGTGCGGGATACCGTACAAGCCATCATGCCGTCGCTGATGCGGATCTTCAACGGCTCCGACCGCACGGTTGAATACGTCCCGCAAAACGCGGAAGACGTGCCGGCGGCAAAGCAGGCCACCGAGTACGCGAATTTCATCATCAACCGCGACAACCGCGGCTTCCTGGAGATGCACAGCGCGTTCATGGACGCACTGGTGCGCAAGGTCGGCATCATCAAGTGCTACTGGGAAGACACGACCGAGTTTGAGACCATTGAATACACCGGCGTCGACGACAACGCCCTGGCGGCCCTCATGGCCGACCCAGCCGCCGAAGTCGACATCACCGTGAGCACGCCAGTGGGCGAGGCGCAGATCGACCCCATGACGGGCCAGATCGTCCCGCCACCCATGGCCCACGACCTGCGCGTTACCTACACGCACCCAGACGGCCGCGTGAAGCTGGAGGCTCTGCCGCCGGAGGAGTTCCTGATCTCGCGCGAAGCGAAATCCGTCGAGGATGCTGACTACGTTGCGCACCGCCGCATCGTCACCGTGTCCGAGCTTGTAGCTATGGGCTACGATTACGACGAGGTCTATAACCTGTCGTCGACCAATGACGACATGGATACCAACGTCGAGCGCAACACGCGCAACCCGGCGCTGGCTAACGACATGAACGCCCGCAGCGACCCGGCCATGCGCAAGGTGCTGTACGTCGAAAACTACATCCGAGTGGACCACGACGGAGACGGCATTGCCGAGCTGCGCAAGATCTGCACCGGCGGCGACGGCAACGTCATCCTGAACAACGAGCCCTGCGCGATGGCGCCATTCGCCACGCTCTGCCCAGATCCAGAGCCGCACGACTTCTTCGGCATGAGCGTCGCCGACACCGTCATGGACATCCAGCGGATCAAGTCAGTCGTCATGCGCAACTCGCTGGACAGCCTAAGTCTCAGTATTCACCCAAGAATTGCTGTTGTCGAAGGCATGGTGAATATGGACGACGCCATGAACACAGAGATGGGTTCAATCGTCCGCCAGCGCGCCCCAGGCTCAATCCAGCAGCTCACCGTGCCATTCGTCGGCCAGCAGGCGTTTCCTGTCCTGCAATACATGGACGAGGTTAAGGAGGCCCGCACCGGCATCTCCAAGGCATCCATGGGCTTAGACGCCGGCGCCCTACAGTCAAGCACTGCGACAGCCGTGGCAGCCACTGTAAGCGCCGCACAGCAGCACATTGAGATGATTGCTAGGGTATTCGCTGAGACGGGCGTTAAGCGCCTGTATGAGCTTGTCCTGTACAATATCACCACGCACCAGGACAAGGCGCGCATGATCCGCCTGAACAACGATTTCGTGGAAATGGACCCCAGAGTATGGTCATCTAATATGGACGTCTCAGTTAACGTAGCCTTGGGCCGCGGCACTGACACCGAGCGGATGATGATGCTGCGCCAGATCGGCGAGATGCAGAAGGAAGCCATGTCTACCATGGGGCCGCAGAACCCGCTGACCGACATCTCCAAGTTGAGCAACACGCTCAAGGAGATGACGTCGCTGGCCGGCTTCAAGGACACGTCGCAGTTCTGGAGCGATCCGGCGAAGTTCCAGCCGCCACCGCCAGACAACAAGCCCGACATCAACGAGCAGCTGATCCAAGTTCAGATCCAGCAGATCCAGTCGGACATGCAGAAGAAGGCGGCCGAGCTGCAACTGAAGCGCGAGCAGATGATTATGGAAGACGACCGCAAGCGCGACGAGCTCGAGGCCGACATCCGCGTCAAGGCAGAAGAGCTGAAGGCCAAGTACGGCACGCAGCTTGACGTCGCCCAGATCCGGGCTGACATGGCGATCAACCGCGAAGTGATGAAGGCCCAGGCTGACATAATCACGGAGGCAGCGCGTGAAGACTAAGCAGCAGATCATCACAGACGGCAAGCAGGCAGAGCGCCTGCTCGCCGACACGGATTTGCTTCGGTTTCTTGAGGAAGCCGAGGCGGATTGCTGGACGCAGTTCAAGGCAACTGGCCCCAGTGACACCGACAGCCGCGAGGCTGTTTACATGAAGTTGCGCGGAATTGACATGGTTCGCCAGTCGCTGCGCAGCATGGTTGATAACGCTACTATTGAAATGAAGATGAAAAAGTAGCATAATGGAGAGATAAGAGATGTCAGACAACAGCACCCCGCAAGGGACTGACCTGTACAGCGCTCAGAATGCAATCAGAAGTATGCTCGCGCCCCAAAAGGATAACGTGACGACAGATGATGCGCTTGAGGTAGAAGCCGCGCAAGTGGACGAAGCCGAAATGCCGGATGGCCAAGAGGAAGAGTATGAGGCGCAAGCTGATAACTCTCCCGTTGAGGGGTCTGAAAGCGATCTGGACGACGAAGACGACGATGACGGCGACCAATATGGAACCCTCGATTTATCCACGACCTTAGAGGTCGACGGTGAGGAGATAACCATTGAGGAGCTGCGCAGCGGACACCTTCGGCAGAAGGACTACACGCGAAAAACTCAGGAGCTCGCCGAACACCGAAAGGCTGTTGAAGCGAAAGATCAGGAGATGGATCGCGAGCGTGCTGAATATGCGCAACTACTGCCAGCA